CTTTAAGCCTGCGATAATCTCGAATGTAGCTTGCATCCATGGAGGAAGGCCGAGCTCTTCTGCTGTCTGACCTGCTGCTCCTGCTGCTATCGGAGCCGCAATACCGGTTCCTCCAAGAACAGTTCCTCCACCTCCTATGCGACCGATCCTTCTTGCATAGCGCCCAGCTGCTGTCTTAGGTTCGGATACGAGGCCAAGCTTCCCTCCGAACTCTTCTACGTCTTGAGAGGAAGGTAACCGCGATGATCTAGGTGCAATGTCGTCGTCTTCGGATAGCTCCATGAGCTCACCTACTGACGGAACCTTCCCCTCTTCCATGGACTGTAGGATATCGAATTCCCTACCGCGCTTTGCCTTTTCCCCTGGGAGCATCTCTTTGCTTTGCAGCCCGAAAAGATCAAGGATATCTCCATAGGTTCCTAAAGCCCCTATACCGAAGCCCTGAGTGCCCTGCTTTAATATGTCTTCAACAGGTTCATTAAGCGCACCTGGTTTCTCTTTTTGAGGAATTCCGGCATTGAAATGGGCTAGGATTTCATCAGGAGCATATCCAGCGGCCTTGGACTGAGTAAGGATTTCAACAAAATCAGGATCATTTTCAAGGAGATAATCGGTTATTTCCTTGTCTGTGTATCCGTGCGCTTTTGATTGTTTGAAAATCTCTTGGTATTCATCCATTGACTTTCTTCTCTTTAACGCCTTTTGTAATATCCGCTACAGAAGGACGCCCTTCTTTGGCCTGCTCTTGATTAACCTTAGCTCTAGCCTTGGCATTGACCTCTTTCAGTTGATTCTCTAGCTGATTCTTGAGTCGGCGATAATTCTCTGTAGCGTATTTCTTCACTTGTACAGGATCGGCTCCAGAGCCGTAGTGATCCATGGCAGCCTTAAAGGTTTCGTCCTTGAGATAGGCTATACGATTTCCTAAGGCGAGCTGTTCAGCTATAATTTTTCGGCCTTCTGCGCTGTTTGCTAGAGTAGGAAAGCCTTGCTTGAACTGATCTAAGTCGAAGTTCGTTACTCTTCCTGGGAAGAAGTCTTTAGCTCTTCTAGCCATACGAGCAATCGTCTTGGCGTAGTCTTGAGCTTCTGGACTGGCAAACCATTTGACTCGTAGATCACCATTTTCCCAATCTACGTTCCATAGCTGAGCTCCCGACGGCAAAGCCCCTGGTATCTCATTCAAATCCTGCAAGTGCTTTACTTCTCGATATTCATCATCGAGGGCATTGAGTCTATCTACAGCATCATTGTAGAGGGGGATATTAGCCTTCTCGCGGTATTCGTTTTGCTTAACCACATCAGCGGGAGTCATGCCTTCAGGTTCTGGAAGATCAGGAAAATCTAGCTCTAATCCTCCCATGTTCGTACCTGGGATTTCGATGCTAGGCTTAGCGATTTCTTTGGTTTCGCCGCCTTGTCCTAAGCCTTTACCCGCCTTAGAACGTCGGATCAAATCGTTAACATTCTTTATGATATCAGACTGGCCACCGACAGGAGCGTTTTCCATTTGACCTTGCCACAACTTGGCGGTTTCTTCAGGATATCCGGCTTTTAGGAGGCTTTCATAGATGCTCCGACCCAAACCTTGCCGTTTTTGCAATTCTAGTACCTTAATTTGGTTTTCTGGGCTGAGACGGGCTAGATCCTTAGCCGATGGCTTTTCGCCCGCTACAACGCGTCCTAGAACGTCTTGTTGTTGCTCGTTCATTTCTTGCTGCTCAATTGCCATACGCTGGTTAAAGATTTCTTGACCTTTCTCACCATAGGGGCTAAGAGCAGATCGAAGAGCTTCTAGTTTCTTGGATTGAGGAGCGCCTTCTAGAGCTTTGTCATGAAGAACGCTTTCTAGGCTTCTATTGGCGAAGAAAGTATTTAGACCATTGCCTATGCCCTGGCCTAATGACATGCCCAGCATTTCGGAGAGCTTTCCCTGCGGATTGGTTCCTTCTATGATCTGTACCATTAGCTTATTCCTCCGGCTTGTCTGCCTTTAAAGAGATTCGCTATTCCAGTAGCTGCCATACCTGCTAGTGGGCCTCCGAAAGCGCTAGCAAATCCTGTAAGCGCTGGCGCTAAAGCTCCTGCCGATCCTGGAACCTTGTGATAGGCGAAAGGCTGATAGTTCAAGCCGGTTTGGCTTAGCTGATTGAACTGGTTCGTTTGCTGTCTGGCTGCATCGGATTGCAAGGAGGCAAAGAGTTGAGCTAATTGCGCCTGAAGACCGGAAGCAGCGCCACCTAACGCCTGACCAAAGCCACTGGAAGATAGGGCTCCTGCACCAGCAAATCTTTCCGCTATTCCAGGCAGTATTTGCTCTTGGAATTGATTCATGAATGGGGCTGCGAAATTTTCATATGCCTGATTACCAGGTTGAAACAAACTATTGTAATAATCCTGAGCGTTCTGATAGCCGCCTCCTTTCTGCGTCATTCCCATGGCTTGAGAGAGAATGTTGTTGTGAAGTGCTTGTTGTTCTTTCGATCCCGTGTCTAGCTTATTGAACTTGTCTGGGCTTCCAAAAAGCCACTCGCTGAAACTTGCCATACGTCACCTAGTTTTTTAAATACTCCATGACCCATACGCACCATGGAAGCGTTAAAGTTGAATTGTTATTGATAGTAATTGTATTTGTCGAGGCGGTAAATCGAATGAAAATATATGGATCATTTAAAAAATAAGAAAGTCCATTAGTATCAACCGCACCCCCAAAGCCCTGAACCGGATACAGATAGCCAGTGATAGCCGGAGGCTGAGTTGAGCTAGTCAAGACTATATTCGTTACCCCTAGTGGAATAGCGCCGCCATTGAGAGCGACTAAATCGACCGTAGTCCGATAAGCGTTTCTATTTTGCTGCGGATTGGCTAGCTGATACCACTGCTCAAAATTGGCTGTCTCCTGAAGAAGAAAAAGGCCGCTCTCCTTGGTATTTACAGCATTTGCAACACGACGGAGATAAAGCAGGAGTATATTGCCAAAGTTCCTGTCCTCTGGATTCACATCGAGCGATACCGGCAACTGGTTTGTATTAAGAGACTGATTGCTCGAAGCTGTCATATGTACTCTATATGTTAGATATATGCTCTACATATATCAGTTAATCAAACGGCCACCCTCTCTAAACCAAATGTTCATAGCATTCAGTTCCATGGGGCTTTGGTGGGTAGCTAGCTGATTCATGAGGTTGTCATCGTAGGTCAAGCCGATACGTAGATACTGGCCGAATTGGGTGCTGTAGAAGCGATACCAGGCGTACTCTGATCCTGGGATATATGTCTGACCATTGACGGCAGAGGTATTCCAGATGCCGCCTCCTGTATAGGTGCTAAAGCCTGAGGAGTCGATGCCATTGAGGGTAAAGTTATTCGCGTCTACAACCGTGATCGTATAGATAGCCGCATTGAGCTGCGTCATGCCTTGAACGTTTGCAATATAGATAAGGGTGCCACTAATCAGGCTATGATCTGGACTCGCGATCTGGCATGGATTAGCTTTCGTTGCCGCTGTGATAAAACCACAGCCTTGAGAGCTGTTAATGAGCTCTTGGTTCGTCGCTATAAGATTCGCCTGTTCTCCTAGGTATGAGTTCACAAAGAGCTGAATAGTGGTAGCCGCGATTGCAGGAGAAAGGACGTTCGCATCCATTTGAAAGTCGATGAAGGACAACTTGAATTGCTTGCCTGCACCTTGAAATGGGTTGAAATCCTTGCCTTGAATATTCATCTTAGGAAAGAGCGTGACTATGCCTCCTCCTATGTAGGTAGCGCCTCCAGCAGATAGGTCAACTGCCTCATAATTCTGCGTAGTGAAGTTCCAAGTAGACAGAGTTATGATATTGGCATCGACGATTGTGACGCTGAAAATGACATTGTTGAATCCAGGATCGGAGCCGCCCGACCAGATTGTATTCTGAATATAAATGATCTCGCCGTTCGCTAGATTATGGCTTGGGATCGTGACCTTTGTAGGGTGTGCGGTAAAGTCGAATGCCGTAATTGCTAAAGTAGGAGCGTAAAGCGTCGTTACAGGTTGCGGGGTTTCTGCATCAGGGTTTTGATAAATATTGACGAAACCATGCTGAGTTCCTAGGGCAACATAGTCTACGTATTGCTGATCGTCAACGTTATCCCAAGAGACATTGCTTTCCCAAAAGGTCGTAAGGCTATCCCAAGTAATGCCGAACTGAAATTGAGCCGTTCCAAAGCATGTGATCGTATCTCTATTTTTTGCATACGTATTGTTGCGGTAGTTGAATATCAGCACTTCATTCGGATAGCTCTGTGTTGTGGAGGCATTCGATGTGTCTAGATAGTTCCAATAGACAAGCTCTTTTTCAAAATCCCTAACCCCATGGACAAAGTTTGGCGCGCTATTTTGTATTTCAAAAGCAAAGGCTTGCTTGGGGATTTGCTCATCAATACGAGTAACGCCGTTAGCCGCTGCTTGTATTACTCCTCTATCGCTGACGTTCATAATCCCTTGATCGAAGACTATGGAGCTATAAGGGCATACGGACCCGAAGTCCGAGGAAATACGCTCCCAGATAAAGGGAAGGCCATATTCCCCTATGTAACGCAATTGCCACGTGGAATATTCGAAAAAGACGATGAGGACGTTGCGAAAGAAGGCTGCGCTAACGATAGCTTCATTGGTAGGTGCATCTAGGAATCCGCCTCTTCCAAATAGATCGGATCGCCAGCCGTTTGTTTGATCCGTAGGATCGCCAATTTGGCTAAAGCGGCAACGAGCAAAGTAGTTAACAGCTACCGAAGGATCAAAGTTCCCCGCTGTTTTCGGCCCTTCCCAGGTATTTAATGCGAGTAAGCGGCCGTAATAAGGAATAACAATGAGCGCTTGATAAAGAAAATTAGGCACAGCATCTAGTTGAGGCTGCAGATCATTCCAGGTGCTATTATTGTAATATCTTATGGGATCGTATGGTGTCGCCGATCCCGAAGTGATATTGTTATTTGTCTCAAAAAAGTATCTTAAATTAGGCGTTGCTCCTTGATAGTTTGCAGCCCAAAAGAAATCGGTATTCGTACCGCTCCATGTGGTCCCAGAAGCTAATTCCTGAAAGCCGCTTACGAATTGATAGGCGTATTTTGTATCGAAGAAGACAGTTGCATCGATGCCAAAGGTAGCTACGTCTCTTTTCAAGATTCCCATGACAGGAAGCATAGGAAAGTAGGTCATGGTCACATGCGTATCATGACCAGCTCCAGCCGTGTCTGTGATAGTGACATCACCTGTCAAATAATTGATCGTCCCATGGTTTGATCCTGGAGAAGTTACGTTTGTTAACGTTCCGTTGCCGGCGTCTACGAACGGTGTCGCAATAGTCGCAATGGTAATGCTGACGCTTCCAGGCTTAATCTGGGCATTTGTTTCTTTTGTGATAGAAAGCTTTGTGTAGAGATTAAATGTCCAAGGAGAGGCAGAGCTATTGCCTATGTCTACATTGGTAAAGACACGGGAAAGGCGCCCCATGGGAACTTCGCCATCGCGCTTCTTGGTTCTCTCGCGGAAAACATAGGCATTTTCAATATCCGAATAGGCTTCGTTAGCCAGGAGCGCAGGTTTCCTGTCTTGAGTAAGACCGCCTGAGGGATAGCCTCCAATCAAGACTTGATGAAAACCGGAGCTCATTTAATTACCTATGGCTAGATAATAAATCAAATTCTTTGAGTTACTTCCGAAAGCACTAAATCCAGAAAGAGAAGCTGCCCCTACTTCCGAAACCTCTCTCACATTAGAGCCTGAGTTGTAGACGGTACAGGTAATGGAAAAGACGTGATTCGGAAAAGGAATGGCAAAGCTAATTGGGTTTCCTGAACCGGTGTTGACGGCGAAATCAGAACCCCACTGAAGCAAAACCCCTCCTATCCAGGCATAGCCGCTAGATTGGTTGTTCGGCCCAGAAGGTGTTGTAAAGCTATAGCCTGTCAATTGAGCCAAGACACCAGCCCCTGTTAAGGAATACAGCTGCGTATCCCCATTGTTAGGAATCGTGGGAGTTGTCTTGGTAGTCATTCCAACGGTATAGGTAAGGGTGCCAGGAACGCCCGAGAAGACTTGATTGACTCCACTGATTGATGTAACGGCAGTTTGGGTGACCTCGTGTATGACCGTGTGATATCCCGCAGGATTAGATCCTGGTTGACCGTTGTTATTCACGTGATCGACGTTCAGGGTTTGAAAAGTTCCGTCGAGATTGTTTCTGATCGCAGTCTTTGTTTGCCCCAAGGATGAACCATCGGGTGGATATCCTGGTGTGTATGTTGGAATCGCCATAGTCTCTCCTTAGCTCACGCATACCGTTGGAATAGGCTGCTCTGGCCTAGGGTTTTTCAATTGTTTCTTCGCTTTCTTGCTCAGCTTTGCATTCGCTGGAGAAAGGGGCTTTTTCAGTACTTTTTCTTTTCCTTTGATGACTACCATAAACACGTTCACCCTGTTGTGTGACGCCCTACAAAGGGCCCTCCTCCTAGAGGGATTCTTTTGTTTGGCAAAGGTTTTATCTTCTTCTTGTTATCTCTTTTCAAAAGGACAGCAGCTCGGTTTCTTTTAACTTTTTTGTCATTCTTCATCAGATCGATCCAAAGGGCGCTAAACCACCAGAGCCCCATTGATATTTCAGCTGGTCGCTATAAATTGTGTTGATACTTTCTTGTCCGATCTGAGCGTATGTCCTTGTCTCGATGATGTCGTAGCGCTCCTTCAGCATCTTGTCGATGAAGATGACACCATCGCTATCTAGTCTCTCTTCGAAGATTTTTTTAGAAGCCCCTACAGCGAGGATTTCCCACCATTCAGAGAGTTCGGGATTGCCGGCTTGATCGGCTGCTAAAAGAGCCTGGATTGGCTGTCTATAGCAGGTCATTTCAATGGTATAACCGGCATCGGGCACAGGGGCGAGCGTGAATTGATTCTGGAAGAAGAGAATCGCAAGCGGGATCGAAAACTGCTTCGGATTGTACTGTACCTGTATCGGTGTTCCTGAAGGAATCGCCTGAGCAAAGATCAATCCGGTGATTTCACCAGTTTGATAATTGATCGTGGCATTTCCTGGCACCGTGGGCGTTGAAGAGGCGTACTGCCGATAGTACGTCCAGGCATACTCCTGATTGCCGCTATTGCTCGTCTGGAAGATTTGAATCAGATTGCCTTGACCATCATCCGTGACGTTCTGCGTTTCTCCTACGCCATTGGCTCCTATGACATTGGCCGTTATGAGTATGTTTTGAACCCTTCCTTGAGGAAAGAAAAGGTTCCTTGCTGTCTGAGTCCCTGGATCATTGTTAATACTCGCAACAAAAGGAAAAGCGGTCGTAAAGCCGCTATAAGGGCCTGTAGTTCCATCCCCAGTAGCGAAATTGGTAAAGCTTTGCCAGTTGTAATTATTTGCATAAAAGGAACTAGGAGTATTAAACCAACGCAATTCCCTTTTAGCGCATGTTGCCGGCTGATTAACAGTCGTATAAAGCTCGCTATTGAAGGGATATGTCTCTTGACCCACGTTCGTATTGAAGGAATAGACATCCTGAAGCTTTAAAGAGCGAAACTTTGCTGGCAAATCGTAGGCATAAAAGCTATGCATTTGCTGCACAATGTAAGAATCCGTTACCTGGAAGGCATTGCTAGAGCCAGTGAGCTTCCTCGTCTTCGTTATCGCATTAGCGAGAGTCGGATAGAGAGGATATGTAGGGACAAATGTGCTCATGTTGTCGGCTCGTTATCAAATGCATCTTCTAGCGTTATCGCCGTTGTTCCCTGGATGATTCCTGAGGCTACAGGAACGGCCACACAGGGCACTTGCGGATCTTGTACGTATATAAACGGATAAAAATTGCGTGTGTCTATGGCTATTGTGGCTGTATTAGGCGTTAGTGAAATTATCTGTGCTTTTTGATTATTCAATTGAATCATGCCGTTAGGCGGAGGAATCCTAAAGCCGATCCACTCCGCCACGGTAAAGTTCGTATCGTCCAAGAAGGTAACGACCGCAGGATTGGCCTGCGTTATGTTCGTTATGTACTGCAAATTCGGGATGAAATTCGCTCCAAAGGGAGGCCCATAGTTGCTAGGACCTCCTGGAACGACATGTGGGCTCGAATTTTGCATTACAGAACATCCACGGGTGTAAATCGAACTCTAGACACTGTTTCATAATGACGAGGCACACGACCTCCTGCAGCCGGTAGCTCTAAAGAGTAGCGTCTGACCTTTCGTTTCGTGTTGTTCAAATGCTTAATAAGCCCCATGGTCAAATCGCATATCTCTCCATGAACGAGCTTAATCATCTGAATCGCTTCCCCTGGATATTTGCGATAGGAGAATTCGAGCCATCCGCCTTGTGCATCGAGGAATTCGAACATGCCTTTTCGAACTTTGTCGTCTTCCCTACGCATTTTCTTAATCAATTCATCCCGCTCTTGTGCAGGGAGGGTATTGGGTAGTTTCTTATGTAATTCTCTGACTTCCATGTGATGTATTCCTTGAATTAGAGGAGGGGGACAAAAGATCCCCCTCCTTTGGTTTTGTTATGCGTTCGTGATTCCATTGACGAAATCAGCTTTGAACGCCATGACTACCATGTTGGCGCTTGCCACTCCTGCAGCAGATGTACCAATGTTCATGACGTACTGAGCCTTGTTATCGAAGGCGTCCGCCAAGTTGGTTCCTGGAGGCGATGCAGGGATCGTTGCGCTTCCGCTAAGAGGTACAACGCCTGAACCGGCAGGAATACACACAGCTGGAGATGCTCCAGAGGCAAAGTTGGCCGATGTTGGATACTGGAATGCAGTGAATCCTGTCGTATCGACATCGATGGTGATCGATGACTCTGTAGACGAATTCGTTACACTCAATACCCTAGCCGCACCTGCTGGGTTGCTCGTAAATGGTCCGCTTCCCGATTTGCCAGTCAAATTGCTCAACTGGGTCATGCCGTAAGGCGTTGGGATTTGGAAATCGACGAGTTCCCCTGGTGTGTATGGGTTCTGTCTGAAGAAGTACACAACTGCTTGGGTAGCTTGTGTGATATAAGCTACAGGCAGCGTGTTTGGCAGAAACTGACTTGGATATACTTTTTGGTAAAATCCAGTCGTTCCGTTAGCAACAACTAAACCTGCAGTTGCAGCAGTTGCAGCGTATCCAAGCGTAATGCTCGTGGCAGCAGAAACAGCAGTGACTTGATACAGGTTCGGGCCGCTGATTTGTTTCGCACCGGTAATATTGATAAGACGAACGAGGTCACCCACGTTAATCCCAGTTGTAGTACCAGTTGAAACAACAAACGAGCTTCCGTTGACCGCAGTTACAGCCACCTTTGTAAAGGTAGGCAGATTCGTTTGGTTAATGAAAGTAAAGCCACCAGATGTACCCTGAGAGGTATAGGTGGTTACGCCTGTAGTCGTGCTGCTTGGTTGTCCAAGAGCAAGATAAGAGCCAGCAGCCATGAAGCTAAACCATTCGGCATAGATCGGATTAGCAGCTGTGCTTTGTGCGCCCCAGTTGGTCGTATCCTTGACGAAAACCCAATCGGGCTTTGCGGTCATGGGTATGTTCACTGCGACGACGGTTGCAGGGTTTGTGTAAGTCCACATCCCAATAAAAGAAAATGGCAACATAATGACCTCCTTAAATACCTGTTGAGCGTAGGTTTTGAACCCAGAGGTCGTTGGTGATGCACTGCCCTTGATAGAACGAGCAACCCGCAGTATGTCTCAACATGCAAGGGTCGTTGTTATATCCTGGAGGCAGATAGATAAAGCGAGCTTTACCCCCTGCTTGCCACACAACTTTGTAAGCTTCTTTAGCTGCTACGAAACAGTTAGCTATGTCATTTCCAAGCACTGAAGCATTGGGGCTGACAGAACCTTGTTCCGAAGCAAAGAAGCGCACGTTATTCGCTCCGCCTATCTCAACGCTCAAAGTCTGAGATATGTTTGGATACTGGAACTTCTTGATGAAACCGGTCATGTTGTAGAGGACTGGGATCATGCGAGTCGTCAACATGCATCCGTACGCATCGCCTATTGGTGATGTTCCAAAACGAAGCTCGGCTTCTACGATATTTGTTATGTATTCGCCTGAGTTGTTTTGGAGAACGGTAAAGACGTCGTCGACGTCGGTTATGGTCATCTCTGTTGGGATGTCACCATTACTTCCGCCTACGCAGTTGATGATTGACGCAGAAGATTCCAAGTTGTCTCTTTGCAGAGCATCTTGAGTCTCTCGGAGAGACTGTCCAAGGCGCGCTGCCGCAGAGTTAAGTACTGGATCTTCGTTGGTGATCGTGACTTGACGGGTCAATACGATATAAGTCGCATAGACGCGTACACGGCAGTCCACGTCAACGCGATTAAGATGTTGAGGTGGTGGGTTGTTTTGGCCATCGTCGAGAGGCACTTCAAACAGGTCGAGCCTGTCATAGCGTGACTGCCGATCAATGAAGCCTTGGTTATCTGGCAACTCCACGGGGGTAGCAAACAACTGGTGAATCAGGTTGTGCTCGGGAGTAGACAGTAACTTTGCGTTGTACCGCTGTTGAATTTGCGGTGGCAACGTTGCAATTGATACCGACATAGTGTTCCCTTTGACCTATTAGGTCATTTCGGGAACCGATCCGGCTAAAGCTGCATATCCATGCATTTCACGGTATAAGTCTTTCTTCATGGCATCGGTCAGCTTGAAAGCTTGGGCAATAGGCCGCTTATCGTAAGCCATGGGAGACGTCACCGCCTTCTCTTGCTTCTCGATAGCCTTGTCTATTTCCTTCTCTCTACGCACTTCCTTAGCCGTTTGGGAAAGCCCCATGGCCTTGATGTATTTGTAGCTCTGTACTCCGATTTTGTACGGATCTTTTAAGTCCGCAATCGTAGCCGCCAGTTCCGGTTCCTTTTCTTCCAAAATTGATAAAGTTTCAGGATTGACGACCTCGGAGAAATCTGAGTATTGACGCTGCAAACGATCCATGAATTGAGTATCTTGATGCTTCTTGATCTGCCTTTCGACTTCTTGACGCACAAGATTTTCGGCACCTTGGAGTGCTTTCTGAGAGCTTTTCTCAGCTAGCTTTTTCACCTTACCTAAGGGAATGAACTCTTCATCGCCGATTTTGTCCAACTCATCGAGCTCTTGCCGCACAGGCGCTTGACTTTGCTGGGCTAACTGAGCCTGCATCATCTGCATCTGCGTTTCACGCAATTGCTTCAGCTCTCTTTCGAGTTCGGCATTCTTTAGACGCATGGCCTTCAAGTGCTGGTTCGTTACCGGCTCTTGAGCTGGCGCTTGCGCCTCTTTCACTTCATTGATCTGGTTCGCATCAACCTGAGGTGCTACCTCTTTAACTTCGCTGTCTGGGTTTTGCATTGCAGTCGCAGTCATGAATTTCCTCTTTTGTAGGTGGCTGGCTAGCTCCACGTATTACGCCGTGCCGGAAGGCTACTCCGACTTTTGTACGCCTTACATTGACTTTGTTTAATAAAAATAATATATGTCTAATAAAACTTAATGATTATGTTCTGCGATAATTGCAATTCTGAAAGAAAAGAAACTGACTTTATAAATAAGCAGAAATTTTGCTTTCACTGTATGTATCGGATAAAGCTAGAAAATGAACCAAAGAAGCGAACTCAGAAAAAACAGCTTTGCCGCTCCTGCGGGCAAGAAATAACGCAAGACATGGACGAAAAGAAACGTCACAGAACGGTTTTTTGCTCACTTTCTTGCGCTTCAAATGGACATAAGGAGCAGCTAGAGAATCACTGGACTAGAAAAATCAAAGGCGAGGCAACGAAATGCAGCACATATCAAAAATTGATCCCTCTAGAGAGACGGTCGGGAAGATATACCGTGATGCGCAGATTCACGCCGAAGAAGGCGTGGTTATTGGAGACGTAAATCACGAAATCAAGAAGGATTTAGTGAAGGATATCAATGAAGCCATAGAGCAAGGCTTGGCATCGAGCGAATTCAAAGGAAAGCCCTTCTATCTCGCTATCTATGAGAAATACGATCTAATGTTAAAGCATGGGCATGTGAGAATACCGAAGATCACCAAATACCGTCCCTATCCAGAGCAAGACATGATGCTCTTTCACGTCTATCCTGAAGGCGAGGTTTACTTCTGCTGGGAGCTTCCTCATAGGACACAGATGATGAATATCATTGCGAACGAGAACCTCTACCCCCCTGAGCAAGTGCTACTACTGAAGCGCTGGGAAAACATTCAGCTCGAGTACTTCGGCTTTAAGAAGGACGGCGAAGGCAATTGGGTAGAAAACGAGCTCTATCGAGGCGATTATCTCATGGGCCAGCCTCAGCAAGAGAAAAAGTCGAAGATTTTACTCGCTTAACCAAGATCCCCAGCGGCGCAGATAGGCGGCAATTTCATATTCCTGATCTAGGCCAAGTTCCTTACACCAATCTTTATCTTTTATCAGCGCCTCATGCTCGAAGCGACCCCTAATATTGACGTATTTCACTTCATTGTTCGATTTCCTGATTACATTCAGATGCGTGAAGTGTTCTCCCTGTTTACAGGGACACCCTTGAGAACAAACATTTTCTAGAATGCATTCTGAGGACACAAATTAACCCTCAAATTTTACCTTCTCGTAAATAGCATCTATTATCCATTGAGTCCTATTTGACCAAGGCTTTTTTTTAAGCGCCTGATCTACTTCATCTAAAATACACACAGGCATTCTGATGAGCACGTTCTTAAAACTCTTTTCTTCACTTGCCTTGACATCCGCTCCCTTGTCAATGAAATCCTGAACGGAGGCTTCCTTTCTTTTCTTAACTGCCATATAATTCCTATATATCCTCTGTATGTTAATTGTATAGAGCTGCGTATAAAGCTTGCATCTCTTTCCAAGCCTTCTTGTCTCTAGGGCGCATTTCTCCGATGCCAAGTCCTTCAGCAGCTGCATTGCGAAAAGCTTTTCGATTGCCGATAGTGCAGGGAAGCACTTCTATTTCGGCGAATTCCTTCAATATGGCCCTAGCCTCTTCGTTATCGTTTCCTTGAGGATCAGCCTGGCAAATGACAGCAAAGGCTCTGAGATAGACGTTTACGCATTCTGAAAGGATCACGCGGATAGGCGACATCGTCCAAATGTCAATCGAAGATGGCTTGAAAGGAAGAAGCAGCTTATCGGCAATGCAAAGAGCCGAGCGCTGACTTGTAGTATCTCTACCCCCCGTATCTACGATTATGTCGTCATAGTCGTCTTTGAGCTTTTTCAAATTGGCATGGATCGATTTACCCGACATGCATACCGTGACAAAAGAAGCACCCAAAATGTCGCCCACGAGGCAATCTCGTTGCTGTGACCAATCCCAGGCGCTCTTTTGTTCGTCCGCATCGACTAAAAGGACTTTCTTAGAAGCAGCTCTCATGACTGCAAGATTCGTGGCAATTGTGGTCTTGCCGCTACCGCCCTTGATTCCTCCTATGACCAAGATCATATATCTCCTATATGCTTGATATAGGTAGGATATATAGAAGGAATATGGAAATCAAATAGAAAAAGGCACGAGTAAGACTTGCGCTTACGCCTTAGCCAGGTCATAACCCTGACTACGTTCTACTACCTGAACTATCATGCCATGGTAAAATGGGGCCGATGGCTCACAGGCATCCGCACCCCTACTTGCGGTTATCAGTCACAAGTAATAAGACAATAAACTATTGCTTGGGCTCATGTAGAGTCAAGCGCTTACCGTCATGACGCATAGCATTTTCTTGGATATCCCGCATCGTGTGCTCAGGCTCTCTGCGATAGTTGAGCGAATATTGCTCATTCATGCTTATAGGGCCTTGTTGCACCTCAACGGGCTCTCTAGGCGACGATCTTTCTTTTTTTGCCATACAAAGAGCTCCCGATTAGGAATAACGGCCTTGATAAGATTGCTTATTCACGTCTTTTGCCATGCCAGCTTGCCTTTTGTCTTGGCGCTCGACATACTCAGTGGTTTTATTGAAACCTCGCTGAGAAAAGTCTTTTTCAGGTTTTTGATAGCTTTCAACCGTGGGTTTCATGTCCCCTTGTTCGTAGCCTCTTTTTGCCATTGCTTCTTTCATAAATCACCTCTCCTGGGTTTAAACTTAATGTCATGCAACAGTTTGTTTATTTTCAACTGTTTCCTTTTCTGGATTAGCTGCAGGACTTAAAGCATTTAAAATCTCGACTTGCTGCATGATGTGATCGAGATCAATACCTTTTAGCTCCTTAATCGCCTTGACTACATTGAGCAAGCTATTTGTATCCTCTTGGTGAGCTCTGCGCAGCTTATCTTCGGCAACGGCGTTATCGGTCTTGATCTTAGCAACGCGCTCGGCGGCTAGTCCTTCTTGACTATGCGCATAAGCTACCTTCGTCATGTTATCGATCTGCATCTGCTGCATTTGCAATTGCTCGACCTTCTGTTGCTGGTCAGCAGCGGCTTTCTGTTTAGCCAGCACCTTCTCAACGAGGCTATCTTTATTCTGGATTGTCATACGCTCTAAGACTTCATCGGGAGGCACGAGATCAGGATATAGCTGCTGGAAGTGCAGTATTTGAGCAAGCTCTAGCTGTTGTTGCGTTTCGGTAAGAGCGGCCTGAACGACCTTACAGCCGTATTTAAAGAAGATTTTGCTATCAAATTCGGCCGTAGGCTCTTCGCCTATGACTTGCCGCACCTTGCCATAAGTCCAATTCCTCTGAATGTATTCGACTTCGATATTGCTGCAAAGACGTTGCGCTGTATCTACTTGATCGAAGAGGCGCTGCAAATTCCTTGCCGTAGCTGCCTGTCTCATCATAGAAATGATGCCTGCCTTGTCATCGATATCCATGCCCATGGCGCTAGGATCGATGCCAGCTACGTTGTAGAAGATGCCTTTAAGCATCTCTTCCATTTGTAACATGACAGGCGAAGGAGGAACGATAGGCATAGGTTGCACATCATCCATTTGAAAATCTGGATCAATCGAAAGAACGCGACCATGACCTTGGTTTAATGAATCTTCTGGCGTTACAAGAGCGCCCTTTTTAACCTTTAATCCCTGTTGTTGAGCATCGAGTATTTCTAGGTTAGAAATTTTGAGGCGGTTCAAAAGGTACTGGCAATCCCTAAGCATGGTCATGGGGCTATTGAATTTGTAAGCGTAATAGGGAGAATCCATGTTGCAGAGGCTCATAAGAGGTACGACAGGGTAGCGATCCATGCCATAGGGATTCGGCTCATCGACAATGACGCGGTCATTTAAAATAATACTGCGTCGCACAGTAGGAACATTTTTTTTAACCACGGCGAGCTTTCCTTTGAAGGCTTGCATGATTTCTTTGAGCTGCTCTTCTGTCCCTTGAAATTCCTGGCATTCCTCAGTTTTCTTATCCACAAGGAATTTAGCTTCTCGATTCGTAAGATACCAATATTCATCAAAAGCAATAAGATTAGGAAATTGGATTTGATAGACTTCGGGCATATAGTAAAATTTATCATCGCGATACGTTCCTTTTGGCAAAGAGAGGATTTCATCGCCAAATTGCGGATATATAATCGCCGCTTCCTGAGCATCGAAGAAGGTTCTTACCCACCAGAAACGGGCATCGCTCATGTCGGCTTTGCGGAAATAGGGATCAAAGAGCGTCGCCTTCATGTCTATGTAGCGCCATCGAGGATCAGGGCTTATCGGATCTTTTGTTGAATCTCCGTAAAGATACATGAAACCTAAGCCTTGAATGATCGCCCCCTGCTGGAAACAATCGCTAAAAGTCTCGTGAAAGCCGCATTTGTGATTGTGATAGAGGCACTTTGTTAGCTGATCTGCCGTCTTTTGCATTCCATTATGAATCGGAATGACAGCAGAGCTTTTGCGCGTCTGTCTCTGTTGGCCGCTTATCGCCTCGCTGATTGGATTCATGATATTGAAGTTCCAAATCTTGCGGCGATACGTCGCAACCCCTGGAAAAATGAGCCCCCAGACTTCCTGGTCATTCATGGTAAAGCGCTGATTTAGATCGGCCTGATACCATTGCGTCTGAAGGATATTGATGCTATCGGAATAATTCTTTTCCATGGCCTGGCGCAAAGACACATTAAGACTATCTTCCGGCCAGAAAATCGGTGAATTGTTTCTCAAAACAAAGCCTCCATTGATAACTCTGGGCCAAAATGTCGAAATACTCTATCATAGAGACATGGAAAACATGAGTCCCTTTGACATCGCCAAATTTTGGATGAAGGTTCGTATTTGCGATCAAACAAAAGATCAACATTATAAAAAAACTTATATAGGTTTTTGCTGGATATGGAATTCTGTCCTTTTTGACAGCGGTTATGGCCATTACATTTTGAAAGGAAAAGACTATCGCGCTCATCGAGTAGCTTATGAGCTTGCTTATGGAAGAATCCCCTTGGATAAAGTGATCTGTCATAAATGCGACAATCCAGCGTGTGTAAATCCGCTTCAT